GCGTTCCAGTTCCGCACGGCGGGAGTCATCATGCTCCCGGCTCGCATCCTGTCGCTCGCGCTTCTCTACGAGACCGACGACGCGCTGCCCTCGCAGTACCGNTGGAACTTCGGCGACTTCAACGCCGCAAACGGCACGTTCGCCTGGGTCCAGGTCGCGGCCTTCGGCGCGACGCCGGGCGTCCACACNATCAACATCTACCGCGCCGACACCGACGCGCTGGTGNTGACGCAGGCGTCGANCGGCACGACCAACGGCGCGTTCGAGAACTGGGGCGGTAGTTCTTGGCACAACGGCATTGGCGATGACACCGTCGGCCGCCGCCGCCGCTTTGTGCCAAGTGGCTCACTGCCGGGCGGTGTCGACCTCTACGCCAAGATAACGGTCGCCTAACATGGCCCTGCTGGCGGGAGGCGCTTCCGCGCAGCTCACCCGCGCAGTAGGGACTGCTGGCGCGGTTCAGGGCTTTCAGGCCGACGGCGAACTTGCCGGCGCTAGGCTGGCCGCGTCTCTGCCGTTCTCGGCAGGGATGCAGGCCGGTGACGGCGGCGGCCAGGTCGCGCAGGCCACGACCGGGATCACCGGCAACCTGGCCGCCGCGGAAAACGCCGACGCGCTGAACGCCGAGGGCGTCGTCCGCATCTTCGGCGAGATCAGCGCGCTTGAGGCTGGGGCCGACACGTTCTCAGCGGTCGCGCTCAAGGTCACGACCGGCGACATGGCCGCTGCCGAGACCGGGAGCGACCAGCTCTACTTCGAAGGCGTCGTCCGCGCGCAGGGCGCGCTGGCCGCGCTCGAGACCGGCTCCGACGCGTTCTCAGCCGCGGGTGCGGCGGCCGTCATCGGCGCTCTGGCCGCCACCGAATCCGGTGGCGACGGGTTCAGCGCAGTCGGCGTGGCCGTCGTCCAAGGCGCGGTCATCGCCATCGAGACCGGTGCAGACGCACTTGCGGCCACCGGATCCGTCAGCACGACCACCGCCGAAGGCAGCATGGCGGCCACGGAGACCGGCCCAGACCCGCTCGTCGCAGAAGGCGTCGTTCTGGTTCGGGGCGAGCTGTCGGCCGCCGAGACGGGCTCCGACGCGTTCTCCGGCGCAGGCGGCGCCCTCATCAAGGGCATCATGTCGGCCGCCGAGGCCGGCGCCGACAGCCTGGCCGCGCAGGGCGAGGTCGGGTACGGAGCGCCGCCGTCTGCGATCTGGGCGTACACCCTGTCCAACGGGCTGAGCGCCGGCGAGACCATGGTCCAGCTGCACGCTATGGTCCGCGAGCTTTACCAGCTGCACGGACTCGAGTCCGGGTCGCCGCTGACCGTGTCGCAGACCCAGCGCACGGTGGCCGCCATCGTCCAGAGCATCGAAGAGATCTCCGGCACCGTCACGGTGACGAGGCAGTAGCCGTGGCCAGCGCCGCAAGCTTCTGGGCTTACCCTCTGGCCGGTCTCTCGGCAGCCGATCGCCTAGCAGCGGGGCGAGGCGACGCCGCCGAGATCCACCAGCTCACCGGCCTGAACGCCGCGCACCCGCTGCAAGTCTCGAGCGCCGCGCGCGCAACCGGCGCGATCGCCCAGACGCTCACCACGGCCGGTGACACGACGACCGTGGAGCGTGACCCGTGAGCCTGGTCCCGCGTTCCATAGCGGTCCAGGGTGTCGGCTTCGGGGTGATGGCGGTCGCCACGCTCGGCTTCATCACGGCCGCCCAGTCCCAGGCCAGGCCGCTCCCGCAGCAGGGCGCCGGCCCGTCCGTAACCAGCCGCTACTCCGACGACCGGGCCTACGATCCCGACCGGGTGCGAGAGCGCCTGGCCAAGGTGGTCATCCGCGGCAAGGAGTACGACCCGTTCGACCCGCGCCTAATCGACATCCTTGAGGCTGCCGCGGCCATGCCCGAGCCCGAGGCCGACACGGAGACGCAGCGCCAAGAGCGCAAGCTGTCGCGCCGGTTCGTTGTGAGGACCGCCGACCGCGACATCGAAGTGCCGATGTTCCGGCCGATGCTCGGCGAGATGCCAAACTTCAAGGACGCGTTCGCCAAAGACTTCGAGAAGTACGCAGAGAAAGCGGCAGCAGCGGCCGAAGACGAGAAGCGCCGCATCATGCTGATCCTTCTTGCAGCAGATTTCTAGGAAAGTAGAGGGCTATGTTGTGTCACCAAAGAAGCAAGACTACACGCCCGTCCAGATCACGGACGGGTCATGGTATCGAGCAGCAGGCTACACGCACACCGAGTGCTGCGACTGCGCGCTCGTGCACAAAGAAGAAGTGCGACTGGTCGATGGGCATCTGGAATTCCGGCTGACCGTCGACCACAAGCAAACCAAGCAACGCCGAAAGAAACTCGGCATCGAAGTCACACGCCGAGGCAACACCAATGAGTAAGGTCACCCACAACGATGTCTACGAAGCCTTGAAGCGCAACAAGTGGGTCCGCGCAAAAGCTGCTCAAGAACTCGGGGTTTCAACGTTCCTTGTCTTGAAGCGCATCGCCGTGCTGCGATCCAAGGGCATCGAGGTGCCAGAGTCCGAGTACGTCTCGAATCGCATGGGCGTGATCCACGGAGGCGACGACTTGCCGGATGTGACGCACGATGAAGCGCCGGCAGCGGCACCGGTCGACGCGGTCAAGAGCCTGCTGAAGCGCGGCCCGATCACGCTCGACAACATCGCGGAGCAGGTCGGCTGCTCCCGCGGCGCCGCGCTCGACGCGCTCGACCGGCTGCGCGACCAGGGTCTGAACCTGCACGATCACTCGGGCACCTGGCATTGGGCCAAGACGCCGACCCCCGGACACACACGGTCCGACCTGCCCGAATTCAAGACGGACAAGGACGGCTGGCTGTCGTTCGGCTTCACCAGCGACAACCACCTTGGCTCGAAGTACGAGCGCCTCGACGTGCTGAACGACCTGTACGACAAGTTCCAGGAAGAGGGCGTCGAGCACGTCTTCAACGCCGGCAACTGGATCGACGGCGAGGCGTCGTTCAACCTTCACGACCTGCACACGCACGGCGTCTCCAACCAGCTCGCCTACCTCGCCAAGAACTACCCGCAGCGCGCCGGGCTCAAGACCTACGCGGTGGCCGGCGACGACCACGAGGGCTGGTACGCGCAGCGCGCCGGCATGGACATCGGCCGCATGGCCGAGAACGTGATGCGTGAGCACGGGCGCGACGACTGGGTCGACATGGGCTACATGGAGGCCTTCGTCAACCTGACGCACGCCGGGTCGGGGCGTAGCTGCAAGCTGCACCTGATGCACCCCGGCGGCGGCACGGCCTACGCCGTGTCGTACACGGTCCAGAAGATCGTCGAGGGCTACGACGGCGGCGAGAAGCCGGCGGTCCTGCTGGCCGGGCACTACCACAAGCTGATGTACGCGCTGATCCGCAACGTGCACGCNGTNCAGACCGGCTGCACGCAGGACCAGACGCCGTTCGCGCGCAAGAAGAAGATCTCGTTCCACCTGGGCGGCGGCACGGTGCGCCTGCGCNTGAACGAGGACGGCGCGGTGTCGCGCTTCAAGCTCGAGATCTTCAACTACTTNGTGAAGGGCTACTACAACAACCGCTGGTCGCACAGCGGCGGTGTGGTGCTGGCTGATCGTGGAGCCGCTTCGTGAGCCAGACCAGACTCGGCTCNTTCATCGAGTCATGGGCAAACGTCGCCATCGGCTTTGCCATCAACTGGTGCGCCAACATGCTAATCCTGCCTCTCTTCGGTTTCCATGTGACCGGCGCGCAGGCTTTCGGCATCGGCGTGATCTTCACGGTTATCTCCGTCGTGCGCTCGTACGCGCTGCGCCGGGTGTTCAACAAAATCAGGAGTCTGCATGTCTATCGGTGACGTGAACAGCGACCAGAAAGGCAGCGGCGCGCGCTACAACGACGGCAAGGCCGCGCTCGATCTCATCCCGCTTTGCACGCTTGAGGACGAGGCGCGGGTCTGGGACCACGGGCGCAAGAAGTATGCGGCATGGAACTGGGCCAAGGGGATGCCGTGGTCCGTGCCGCTGGCGTGCGCGCTGCGGCATCTCGCGGCGTTCCAACGCGGCGAGGATCTGGACCCAGAGTCCGGCCTTCCGCACCTCGCGCACGCGATGTGCAACCTGCGGATGCTGACGCTGTACTCGCGCACCTACAAGGAAGGCGACGACAGACCGAAGGAGTGGCTGTAGTCGAATTGTTTTTCGGCTCCTATATTCCAATCAGCAGAAAAGCGCGCTTCCCCGCCGTGGGTCATCGGCGCGCGCTCGAAGCAACCGCAGCCAACGCGATACGTGGAGTGAAGCATGAGTGGTATCCAAGTCGACCTGAGCAACATCCCTGACGACCCCGAAGCCCTGGCCAAGGCCTTCGAGCAGATCGAGAGCGGCGAAGCCGCCGACGAGACGCCCGAGCCGCAACCGGACCCGGACCCGAAGGGAGAAGCGAAGGACGGCGAGGAACCGGGGAAGGTCGATCAGCAGGCAGCCGACGCAGCCCGTGCTGACCAGGACGAGAGCAACGCCGCGGGTGTTGCCACGCGAGACGGGAAGCATGTCATCCCGTACAGCGTGTTGAGGAGTGAGCGAGAGCGAGCTTCACGAGCTGAGCAAATGCTCAACGAGATGAAGGAGCGGGTCGCGCACCTCGAAGGACTGGCCAGAAACGGGGTCGAGAAGGCGAAAGACGATGGTGCCGACGCCAGCACCAGCGACGAGCCGCCTGCCGCAGATTTTTCCGAAGCGGATCTGGAGACCCTGAAGGATGATTTCCCGACGGTCTACAGGGCAGTCAAGGCCTCGATGGCGAAAGCCGCGCAGCTGGAAGCGACCCTGAAGCCCATCCGGGAGACGGCCGAGGCGACCGAAGCCGAGCGCGCCCGTAGCACCGCCGACACGGTGCAGGAAGCGATCGACGCGGTGCCGAAGCTGGCGCACATCCAGGCCAACAACGCGGAAGCGTTCGAGCTCGCCAAGCAGTTCGACCGCACCCTCCGCGACCAGTCGGTCTGGAAGGATCGTCCGATGTCGGAGCGTTTCCAGAAGGTCACCGAGATGGTGGAAGCCGCTTTGGGCCAGATCGACATTCCCGGCGCTGCTCAGAGATCATCGACAAACACAGGGGACTTGAGCGCGAAAGCAAAGGCGAAGGCAGCCGCGGCCTCGAAGGCCGGCAAGACCGACGTCCCGAATTCGCTCTCGGAGTTCCCGGCTGGCCAGCACGCCGCGCAGGACGAACGCGAGGAAGCACAGAACCTGACTTCGGTTCAGCTTGCCGAGAAGTTCTCCCGCATGACGCCTGATCAGATGGACGAATACTTCAGCAATCTCTAACGTTTCTGCGAGGAAATCATGGCTACCAACATCCCTGTCGGGTCGCCGCTGGCGCGCAAGGTCTACTCCGTCGGCCTCTTCACGCGCGTGCAGCACACCCCCGGCTTCATGAACCTGCTCTCGGGCGAGATGCCCAAAGAGGGCTCCTTCGGCGCCAAGACCAAGGGTCAGACCAGCCCGGACTACCCGATCGTCAAGGCGGGTGACCTGGCCAAGGGCGCCGGCGACACCGTCTCCATCGACCTCTTCAACATCCTCCAGGGCAAGCCCGTCATGGGCGACAAGCGCATCGCCGGTCGGATGATGCAGCTCACCACGTCCTCGATGGATGTCCGCATCGACCAGGTCCGCGGCGGCGCCGACAGCGGCGGCAAGATGACCCAGAAGCGCACCGTCCACAACCTCCGCAAGATCAGCATGGCTGGCTTGCAGGCGTGGATGCAGCGTCTCGAGGATCAGACCGCCCTCGTCCACCTGGCCGGCGCCCGTGGCAGCCAGAGCACCAGCGATTGGGTGATCCCCGCCTCGTCCGACCCGGACTTCAGCGAGATCATGGTCAACGCCGTGCGCGCCCCGACCCGCAACCGCGTGTACTACGCGAACGACGCCACCGGCCCGGCCGACCTCGGCACCAACGACGCGCTGACGCTCCAGGACATCGACCGTGTCGTGTCCCAGCTCCGCGAGTCGCCGGTGGTCATGCAGTCGGTCCGCATCAAGGGCGACGACCGCGCGTGGAACGACCCGCTGTGGGTCTGCTTCGTCACCGAGCGTCAGTGGCTGTACCTCCAGAGCCGCACCAGCCAGACCACCTGGCGGCAGGCTGTGCAGTACGCCTTCGAGCGCAAGGCAACCGGCGTCAAGCACCCGCTGTTCGACGCGTACGAGACCATCATGTGGAACGGCGTGCTCATCAAGCGCCTGAACCGCTACGCCATCCGCTTCAACGCGGGTGACACGGTGGTCGTGGACTCGGGCGGTGGCGACGGTGTGACGTACACCGAGACCAACGCGACGGCTGCTCAGCCGATCGACCGCGCGATCATCGTCGGCGCCCAGGCGCTGGCGAAGGCGTACGGCAAGTCGGCCTCCGACTACTACTACGACTGGTCGGAAGAGCCGGTGGACCACGGCAACTCGATCGAGACGGTCTGCGCCGCCATGTGCGGTACCAGCAAGATCCGCTTCAAGATCGACGGCGCCGACACCGACTTCGGTGTCGCGGTCCTCGACAGCTACGCACCGGACCCGGCCTCGGCCGCGGGTCGGACGCTGCTGGCCTCGTAACGGTGAGGCTGGGGGCTTCGGCCCCCAGCCAACCAACGTTCATTCTCAGGAGAAGCTCTCATGGCTACGCTCAACGCACCCACCCTCCAGGACACGCAGTACAGCGGCGATGCGCCGCTGGCTGCCGTCCACGGCGAATTCAACTTCGCCGCCACCCCGGCCAACGATGTCGTCCGTCTGGCGCGTCTCTACGCCGGCACCAAGATCGTCGACCTCAAGCTGATCAACGCCGCTCTGGGTGCCTCGACCCAGGTGTCGCTCGGCTTCCAGTACGTCAACGGCGAGGCCGGCGGTGGCGCCGCCGCGCTGCTGGCGGCGACGGCGACCTCGGCCGCGGGTACGACCCGCGCGCCGGGCGTGCCGACCACGCTGCTGTTCGACGCGTTCCTCACCGCGACCCTGACCGGCGGCACCGCCACCGGCAAGATCGACGTGCTGGGACTGTTCAAGTTCGAGGGCAAGTAATTGCCTTCTGACTTGATCTGGTGAAACCTGGGGCGGCCTCTCGCGGGGTCGCCCCTTTTTCTTTTGCAGGAGATCCCATGTCTGCTTTCGTGAAGCTGCGGTACGTCGGCAAGAAGCCGGTGGCCATCGACAACATCGCCCGGACCGGCATCACCTGGAACGGCCACGGCGACGTGCAGGAAGTGCCGGACTTCGCCGCCAAGGCGCTGCTCAAGTTCCCGGACCAATGGGAGCTGGCCGATGGCGGCGACCTCGAGAAGGTGGAGGATTCCGACACCGTCCGCGTGGTCGACGAAGACGGCGACTCGGTCCTGGTCGAGCAGAGCGACCTGTCCAAGCCGCTCGAGCGCATGAGCAAGACCGAGCTCAAAGCCTTCGCGCTCAGCCGTTACGGCAAGGAGCTCGACGTCAAGAAGTCGACCAAGGCGCTCATCGACCAGATCGAAGAGCTCGAAGGCGACATCGACGCCAAGCACAACAACCGCCGGTGAGTCGAATAGCGACTCGACTCGGATAATCCGGGCAATACCCGCTCAGGACGCGTGCCGTGGCGAACGTCAATTACACCGACCTGATAGACGAAGTGCTGCCCAACCTGGCAGCCGACCCGTCGGATCCGGTGACCCAGCACGCCATCAAGCGCGCCGTCATCCAGCTCTGTGAGCAGGCCTGGGTCTGGAAGCACTTGCCGGCGCCGATCAACGTGGCCGCCGGCGTGTCGGCCTACACCATCCCCGTACCGGCCGACGCAGAAGTTGTCGTGGTCATCGACGCTGCCTACAACGGGCGGCCCCTGGCCAACCGCGCGCTCGACTACCTGAACTCCGAGCTGCCCACCTGGCGCACGGAGACCGGCACGCCGGCCCACTTCACCCAGGTCGATACCGAGCAGATCATCCTCGCGCCCGTGCCCGTAGCGGCGCTCACCGGCGGCCTAGTGATGACCACGGCTCTGGCCCCGACGCAGGCGTCGACCGGCTTCCCGGATTGGATCTGCAACCAGTACCTGTACGCCATCGCGGACGGGGCGCTGGCCAAGCTGATGACCATGCCTGGCAAGCCGTGGACCGACTTGCAGAACGGGCTCGACCGCCGCGCGCAGTTCGAGGCCGCCGCGGCCGGCGCCAAGCTTTCTGCCATCAACGCACTTGGCAGAGCGCCGCTTCGCGTCAAGGCGCAGCACTAAGGAGTCTTGCCATGCCTACGATCACCGTCAATTCCATCGTCGAGAAAGCGCAGATCATCCTGCAAGACACGACCAGCGTGCGCTGGCCGAGCGCCGAGCTGCTCGGCTGGCTGAACGACGGCCAACGCGAGATCGTGCTTCTCAAGCCAAACGCTTTCGTCAAGAACCAGTCGGCCCAGCTCGTCGCAGGGACGAAGCAGACGCTGCCAGCAGACGGCGTGCAGCTGATCGACGTGGTGCGGAACATGGGCACCGACGGCGCCACGCCGGGCCGGGCGATCCGCATCGTGACCAGGGAGATCTTGGACTCGCAGACCCCGGACTGGCACTCGAGCACGGCGTCGAGCGTCGCCAGGCACTACACCTACACCGCGCTCGACCCCAAGACGTTCTACGTCTACCCGCCGCAGCCGAGCTCCAACCGCGGGTGGGTCGAGATTATCTACGGCGCGGCGCCTACCGAAGCGGCGCTGGGCGGCGTCATCACGCTCGACGACATCTACCAGACCGTACTCGTCGACTACATCCTTTATCGCGCGTACAGCAAGGACGCCGAGTACGCCGCGAACCAGGCCAACGCCATCAAGCACCAGCAGGCCTACGTGGCCGCGCTAACCGGCAAGTTCGCCGTCGAGGCCGCGGCCAATCCGAATTCCACCGCGCCGGCCAACCCTAACGTCACAGGCAAGACGCAGTAGGCGCCCGGATGAGTGCCTTCACGAGGTACCTAGAAGGCAAGATCGTCGACCATTTCTTGAGAGGGGTGGCCGTGCCGCCCCCGGCTGCCGTCTACTTGGGTCTGCTCGAAAGCAACCAGTTCGCCGCCGACGGCACAGTAGAGACCGGGTACTCTGGATACGCTAGGCGGCTGCTGCCCTGGAGCGCGACTGACTCCAACGGGGAATCCAGCAACACGGCCGGCATCCTGTTCCCGGCAAATGCGAATCCAAGCTCTTCGGTGGTCATCACGCACATCGGCGTGTTCGACGCGGAGACCGGCGGCAACAAGCTCATCCAGTTCCCGATGGTCGAGCCGAAAACCGTTGCTCCGCTGTCGGCGCTCTGGTTCTCGCCGGCGGCCATTTCACTGTTCTCGCCTTTCTGGTCGCCGCCCAACTCGGCCTTCGTCACAAGCAGATCGCGCGGGGCCGGGTGGGAGACTTACTTCGGCGGGTCGCTGATAGCGCCGCTCTCGCAGACCATCGAGGTTGCCACAAGGTCAAGCATCAAGAGCCTGAACATCATCACCGAGGGCGGCCCTGGGTCTTGCGTGCTCGACCTGCGGCGCTCGGTGAAGCCGGCGCTGCCCGGCGCTCTGGACTCGGTGTGCGGCGCGGCCAAGCCGACGATCACTAACGGCTCCGGGCTGTTGCTCGAGACGTTCACCGGCTGGACGCGGACGACATTCGAGGCCGGCGACCTGATCGTTTTCTATCTGGAGTCGTCGAGCGCGTTCAGCAAGCTCGATGTGCAGATCATCCTTGAGGACGTGCCATGACGACCATGTCTTGGACCGCGACCATGAACCACAGCACCGACGCGAACTTTCGCGCGTGGGGCTCTGGGTTTTCTGCTCGCTTGGCGATGATGGGACTGATCAAGGCCGGTGACACCGGCCAGATCGACTGGGCAACCGTTGTTCGGCCAACCTCAAACGAAACGTCTGCGGGCTACGAAATTTGGCGGTATCCGAATTCCTATATCTGGATGAGGTTTGATTTCGGGCGCGCAAGAAATCTTGACGTTCCGCAGATGTGGCTAAGAGTTGGGCAAGGGAGCAACGGCGCCGGCACGCTGACCGGGGTTATAAGCCTTTCTAGGACAATTCTTCCAGACACAACGTCATCCTGGGATGGGTCATACTCAAACTGGATGTGCTTCAAAGATAACTACCTTGCGTTCGCTGGATTCCGAAACGTCGAAAACACAGATTCATTTTTTGCAATATGCCCAACCGTAAACGCCAGCGGCCAAGAAACCACCGTTGGCGTGCAAATATATTGGGGCTCAAGAAATGCTGGCGGTGGTAGATTTCCTTCTGTTGAATTTTTGAATTTTCAGCTTGGCTTCAGGTTTGGATCTGTTAACCAAGATGGAACACTCGCCGGAAGCTACTGCCTGATTCCGCACAACATGCTGTCGTCTTACATCAACGGAACCGACAGCCAATGCTTTACTCATTGGGCCTCTACCCCAAGAGTGATGCCTGTCATGCACATCTGCACCGTCATAGATAGCGAGTTTCCGACAGGAAACATTTTCAACGTGGCGCTGGTTGGGTCAACGCCAAGATCGTATATCGCTTTGTCTAATAGTTCCGTTTATGGGGCAAAAACCAGCCAACCAGGCTTTGGAGGCAGCGGAATANGCGACNACNANACAAAGATTGCCATGCTTTGGGAGTGATATATGGCCGTTCATTCATGGCTTTCTTTGCACAACCTGACGACCGACGCCAATTTTCGCGCCTGGGGATCAGCGATCTCCAGCGCGTTCGCCACGCTCGGGCTTGTAAAGACCGCCGATACAGGGCAGATCAATTGGACAACGGTTGTTCGCGTTAACAACGTTATTGGATACGAAATCTGGCGCTACCCTGATAGCAGCGTCTTTTTCAAAATTGAGTACGGGCTTTCAACAAACGGCAGCGGGGCGCGCATCTGGCTAACCGTCGGACAGGGAAGCAACGGCTCGGGAACTATTACCGGAACTCAGTCAACAAGAGCCATTTGTGTTGGTGGCAACGGCACGCAAACAGCTGACGACACAATTACCACGCTTTCATGGATGTGCTTTAAGGATAATTTCCTTGGACTTTCGCTAAACAGGCAAACTACAAATTTGTCTATTGGGTTTTTCTGTATTGCTCCAACGACAAACAACAGCGGCGCCGTCAACTCTATTGGCGTTACCGTGTACAAAGCTTCTGGGAGCAACAGAGCGTCTCTTCATGTGCAAGCCTTGAACTTCCAAACAGGCGTTGCTTTGCCTGTAAACACCA